CATTAAGTATGGCTGTGCTTCTGCTAGAGTTGCATATAACAAAGCATCAGGGAAATATGCTAAATAGACATTACTTGCTGTTGATGCGCTAATAAAGTCAGGTTTAGCATAATATAGTATTTGAACTGTTTGAGTTCCATCAGGCACTGGTGCAAATTGGAATTCAGCACCTAGCATTGTAAAGTTTGTTGGGACGCCTGATTCACTTGTCTTACCATTTCTAAAGAATTTGTCTGGTGTTTGGAATTCTAGTGTATAAACCGGTGTGCCATCGATATGGATTTCTCTTAACTCTAGAAAGTCGCTAGGAAATGCTATATTTTTGTCGCCTGCAACAGTATTAGCTGTAGCTACTTTTAACATCTCTTGCACTCGTAAGTCACGAGATAGTCTTTCTTGTGCTAACTCAACAAAATCTGGAATAACAGATGTTAAGTCTGAGCGAGCAAGATAATTCTCGACTGTTGTCACGAATGACGTGTAGTTAGTAAATGCCATTTAGGAATCCTTATTTGTGTTTTACGAATACAATGTAACCATTATCCATAGCAACTTCTCTAACCATTTCAAATCTTTCTTTTATCTTTGGTTGCCACCAGGTATAAGGTTGTTGTATCAGATGTGCATTTCTGCCATCTGGAAGTGTTTTTACTGCTGGACCGGTATGAATAGTAAATAGTCCATATTTAATAACGACTCTTTGTAGGTCATCGAGTACATTATCAAGTAACTCAGGTTCTATATGCTCTAGAACATCTATACAAGTTACAAATTCGCATGGTTCAGGTTCATCATCATAATCAGGATTACTAGGCTCATATGCTGTGTAATTTACTTCTGATTTGATGCTATCTCGTAGTCTTAATTTACCTGCACCATAGTCTAATAAGTCTGTTATTTTAAACTGGCTAATGATGTCGTCTACAATAGGAGCAAAGTAAGTAGATGCTATGCCATAGTTAGGGTTCTCATGCAGTTTCGCCTGCATTTCCCTGTATTCTTCAGATATTAACTGACTCAATGACTTCTTTCCATGTTTTATCTTCTTGATACTTGAGTGTCATGCTACGATACCAGGGCATACTAGGCTGTGCATAGCGCCACTGATGCCATTTTGGTACTAAACAGATAGTTTTAACACCTAATGCAGCTGAACAGTGCTGTGCAGTCGTGTTGACACCAATAACTGCATCTAATTCAGCAATAAGTGCTGCTGTATCATCGTAATCAGATGATTTCGTGGCAAATGGAAAATACTTCACTCCATCTATCTTCTCATCTACCTCGTAATCTAATGAAATTAAAATTAAGTCATCACGACTTAATAATGATTGTATATCATCTTTTGTAAGTTTACGACCTTTTTTATTTGTGCGTTTACTACCACCATGTGTAGTGATGCCAATGACTTTTTTACCCCATGAGTCAAATAAAGAACGCCACATTTGCCTACGTTCAGGGTCTGCAACAAGGTATGTTTCTCTAGGAAAGTCCTTGCTATCGTGTCTAAAGAACTCTGGTAAGCCACCAATAGCACAACGATGGTCAAACTTCTTATCTGCTAACCATTCCGGATGTTCTTCCAATCTTGTGCCGTGAACTTCCGCCTCAGGGAAGCTCCTTCTAAATAAGCCTTCGAGTTTTGGGTCACAGTCGATGTAGACCTTACGACTAATAGCGATAGCATCAGGTAAACAATTACCATAAAATATCTCATCGCCTAAGCCTTGTTCTCCATAAATAATAATATCTTTGCCTGCTTGCCCATCCCAACGAGATTCATCACCATAGTGCCATTCTTTTCTGAACTTGCTATTAAGTGATAGTCCCCATTGCTTCCAACCTTCTTGCCATTTACCTTGTGCTAAATAAGCATGAGCAAGGTTCATATTAGCGTTCTGGTCATTAGGATTAATTTGCAATGCTAGGTTACATACATCTTCTGCGTTCTTCCATTCAGATGTTTGTATAAAGCTAGCTGCTGCATTGCTATATGCTAATGCGTAATTGTTATCTAATTCTGCTGATTTTAGAAAGCATTTGATTGCATCTTCAAAGTTATCTAGTTCGTGGTAGGCACGACCTAGTGATGTCCATATAGCTTTGTTGCCTGGACTCTCTTGTAATGCACGTCTAAAGTATTGATAAGCTAATGCTGGCTGGTCACCCATCAAATGGATATAACCCATAAAGTTTAATGTAGCATCGTTATCAGGATAATGTTCTAGCGCTTGGTTAATAAGCGGTAATGCAGAACTGTAATCTTCACGATTAACTAAATCGTGTATTGCTAATTGTATTCTTTGTAATTCTTGTTTATCCATGATTCTTTGTTGTTGTTTTTAACCAAGGATAATTTGTGTTTATTTCTTTGAGTAATTCTTTTGTTTGGTCTTTATTGTAGATGTCGATACCTTTTTCTTTTAATTTCATCTCAATAACCGGTGGGATACTAGCATAGTGTACCCATGATTCTTTCATACCCTTTTTCCATACATCAGGGTCATTTTGTGCTTGTTTTAACTTCTCAACTAATGGTGTGAAGTCTTGCACATTGTGTATCATGTGTATGTCATTAACAGGGTCGTAATCGTAATACTGCGTAACACCTGTAATTGGGTCTTTATCAAATAATATTGGCATAATAAAAATAGAGGGATATTTCTATCCCCCTATTGTAACATTAAATGCTATTAAGCACCAACGCCTTGTACTTTAGCATGAGCATCAGGGTTATTAACCACTAACGCATATTCTGCTGTCATTAAGTACTTAGTAGAGTCACCAGTTTTAGCTAGTTCTTCTTTTGTGATTGGACGTAAAGATGCTACACCAACATATTGTGGGTCTAAGCATAATACAGCTTGGTCACGCATGAATCTGTCTAGTTTAACTGTATGGTTGCCGTAGTCTGAAACATACACGTCAGCTGCTGCTGTAATGATTGCTTCGTTAGTACCATTAACCATGTGACGTTTCTCTGCAATACCTGCGAAAGCTGAGAAAAGTTTTTTGTTTTTAGAAGACATTAAGATAGTTGTTGGTTCACCACCATCTACCCATGCTGCTTCTAATGCAGATTTTAGGTCTGCTTCAACGAAAGTACCTGCTGTACCATCTGTAGGAGCAGCAACTGTACCGCCAGAGAAACCTGGTGTTGTTGCTGTTGAAGCTGCTGTTGCTTTGATGCTGTTGCCAGCAATCCATGACTCGATACCAGCTGAAGAACGAGCTGTACCTGCACCACCTGCTGATGATGCTTGGTTACGCACTAATGCGTGTTCCATGTCACGTTTAAGTTCTTTACCAGCTTTCATTAACTGATAAGCAACTTCACTCTTCCTTCCGTATTTCTTGACCACGTCATAGGTGTTAGAAATATTGACTGTCTTACGGGAGATTTGTGTGTAGTTACCTAATACTGTTGTTGCTGCTAAAGTAGCATATGATGCGTCATCACCTTCAAGCTGTCTGTTATCTGCTGCTGCTGCTAATACGTCAGTTTGCCATTGGTGATATGTTTGTGCTGCTGTTGATTTCTTTGCCATAGAAAGCAAAGGTGTGTCTTCTGGAGATATATCGTAAATAATATCTTCAAAATCTTCTGCGATACCTGCACCGGTATAGCTATTGGTTGCTGAAACTGCCATGATAAAAACTCCTTAAATCATTTGTTCGATTAATTTAGATGCCATCTCTGCACTACCAGATTTGCGTAATTGCTCACGCATTTTCTTAGCAGTCGAGTTAGCTGATGTTTTGGGGTCTTTTGTTCCAGGCTTCACTACTGGTTTGGCACTTGCGACCTTCTTCTTAACTACAGGCTTTTTACTTTGAAGTTTGCGCCATTGCATTGCATCATACAAAACTTTAACGTGTCTTGGGTCAACAATAGCGTTCATCTCATCATCAGTAAATCCATATTCTTTCCCAGTGGTAATAACTGATTGGGTAGTCTCAGGACTCCAATTAGGTATTTCTTTGGCTAGAACTTCTTTACCTTTTTTGATACGCTCCGCTAGAGCTGACTGGTGTTTTGTTACTGCTTCTTGCCTCTTGGCTTCAAACTGTGAAACTAAGTTGTTACGTTCTTGCTGTAACTGGTTATATGCCATGTATTGTTTTTGTGCCTCCACGAAGTCACTATCAGTCAATTTCTGCCAATCCACGTCAGCATATTGGCTTAATTGCTGGTCTAGTGCTGTGATTTTCGCTACATCTTCAATCAACAAACTATTAAGTTGCTGCTGTTCTGCAAACTGTTGTTCTTGCATTTTTAACTGCTCTTGCAATGCTTCAACAGATTTACGTTGTTCAGCTACTTCTTGTGTTTTCTTAGTGTAGTCGAGTCCTTGTTGTGCTAATGCCACGACTTCGTCAAGTGGTTTCTCGATTTCTTCACCATTAACTTTCAACTTAACAGATTGTGCAAGTTGTTCCTCATCGGAGTCCTCTTCCTCTACTTCGTCTTCTGTTTCTGGTTCTTCTTCTTCGGAATCTTCTACTTCTTCTTCAACGTCAGTAGGTTCATCTGCTTCGGCTTCCACCTCTACAGTTTCTTCTTCCTCAGCCTCTTGTGGTTCTTCTGGAATCTCCTGTGTTACAGGTTCTTCTCCCATATCACCAAGCATCGCTTCTAAGCGACTCTGTGGTGACTGCTCTAGAGCTTGGTCACTCATATTACTTCCTTCTTAAAGTTAATAAACTATTTTACGTTATCACTAACCTGTATCTTAGCCATCTTGCCTGTTTGCATGATGTCGGTTAATGCACGTTCTATTTGGTTTAATGTTTGTAGAGCAATGACTAAACGATTATGTGTTACTTCATCGCTTAATGGACTGCTCTGCATTGCTTCTATGATGTTAGATTTAACTTTGGTAAATGCTTCTTGGTAGACTCTGCTACCTAGTATCTTTTCTGCTTCACCACCTTTAGTTATTTCTTCGTATGCTTTGTCTTTCATTACATTCCTGTTTGAGCTTTAAGTTGCGCTATAGCCATATCAGTCTCTGCTTTTAATTGTGCTTTAAAGCGTTCTAATTCGGCTTGTGCAGCTATTTTTTCACGTTCTATAAGTATATCATTTTGTGAACGTAATTGCTCTTGTTCGTAATCAGCTTGGTTCTTCTGTGCTTCTAATTGCATATCAGCTTGTGCTTTAGCTTGTTCGATAGCTAACTGACCTTGAACTAACTGTTCTTGTGGATTAGGTTGCTGTTGTTGCGGTGGCTGATTACTTGGGTCAGTCCAGAACTCATCAGGGTTTTTAAAGCCTGCATTTTGTGTCAGTTTAGCCAATGCGTTATAGATTTTATTCTTATCTGTTAAGCCAACCTGGATAGCTTCTTTTTGCATTTGTAGAATGTTGTTGAGGTGCATAAGCTGTTGGTCTTTGTTACCAGCGCCTAAGCCTACAGAGATAGATAAGTCTTTACGATTCTTCCATTCTCTTGGGTCAACCTCTACCCATTGGTTTCTGATGCGTACAATATCAGGCTTAGTTACATTTTGTCTAACTAAACGATGCACTAACATAAATAAGTCTTTAACACCGGTTTCTGCAAATGTTCTAGCTACTAACTCTAAACGCTGTTGAGCAGCTGACATGATTTGTGCTACACCAGATGCTGTTTTATTAAGTGAATTGCTATCTAAACCTTGATTGTAAGCAGTAATACCTGTGCGTTTCTCTTTCATGTTATCCATGTATTCAACCATGGTGAAAGATGTTGTAGGGAATGGTGCGTGTTGTAATGGTTGGATAGCACTACCTGGCTCACCTTGTACACGAACTACACCACCTGGTCTTGATGTTAGCATATCATCTAGGTTCACTCTGTCAGAGATAGCGTAACGACCATTGTTAGATAGATACATATTGTCTAATTGACCACGAATCAATGTAGACTTAATCATCTGTATGTCTTTAGTTAGGTCAGTATAAGAACGACCAATGTGTCTGTGTGGCATTATCATAGGAGTAATGCAAGCAAAAGGAACGTGGTCACATGACTCGTCTTTATAGATAATACGATTACCTACCACAACAAATCGTTGACGTTTACCATCTACTTTTAAGTATGTGTCTTTCACTAATACTTCTGATGTGTCTACAGCTCTATCGTATTGTTCGTCATAAATATCACGAGCATTAGATTCTATTTCAAACTCATCTTGTTCTGCTAGTATTTCGTGTAACTCGTCTTCATCAACATCAAATATCTCTGCTACTTCTGATGGGTGCATTAGTTCACGATGCTGAACGAAACGTGCTGACTCTAAGTCTGTACCATTAGCGTCTACAGAAACCATAATGCTTTCAGGTGCTACGTTCTTAATGCAAATCTCACCTGTCATTTCTTTAACACGAATCTTAACATCATGTAGCATTGGTTGCATAAATGCTTGTGCAGACTCTTGTTCGATGGTTACTGTGCCATCTTCTTGCTCTACATCAGGTTGAGATACCATTGGAGGAGTTAATGGCATTTGTGGAGCTGATGGGTCAGGATAAGATGTATGTTCTAGTATTTCGATATTGTCATCAGAAGCTAACATATCTAATTGGTCATCTGTTAGACCATTGTATGATTCTTCTTCTGCTTCTTCGTATTCTTCGTAATATGCTTTTACATATCCGTTTTTAGAGAGTAGTGCGTCTTTAAACCATACATAGAATATCTCAAAGCCTGGATTCTTTTCCATGACAATGTGATTAACGTAATCTGTTTCTTGGTTAGCAGCGTCTTGGTCTTCTGGACCTTTAGGCTCAAACTTAACTACTTCATCACCGGATACAAATACTTTTAATAATTGTGGTAATGCAGACTCAATAGTATCTTGAACGTCATATGATACAACTTGAGAACGACCTTCTACTTCATTGCCGAACTTCTCGCCAAGATAAAAGTTGACTGCCTCTGCTCTTTCAGATGATAACTGTGCATCGTTGATACCATATGCAATCTGTTCCTCGTTATCTATCTTACTTAGTATCTGGTCATCTGTCATTTTTTCCATTAAACAATTCCTACATTGTCATAGTGTATCGGTTGATTTTGCCAAGACTCGTTAGAGAACTTGTCAGCAGATACAGCTAAATATCTAAAAGCATCTGCACCATGAGAGTATTCGTCATGCAATGGTGCGCCTGGTTCATTTGTTGTTGCACTAATAGAACGTCTATAGTGTTTAAGACACTCTATTAAACGCTCTGTTGATTTATCAAAGTAAACACGATGAAAGTTAATGCGTGCTAGTTTGATACCTGATTCAACATCTAATCTTGGAACAATTCGTACATCCCAACCATGTCGTCTCATTATTTCTTCTGCTGATGTGCCATACTTAAAGTCTTTGGTTTGACCATCATGCGGTAAATACATCTGACCCCAATTGTATGGTAAGTTCTTTAGTTCAGCAGAGTAGCTATCCAAAGTCC